AAACCTTGAAACGTGGTGAGCCTGCCATCACGCACCACCCTTTCCGTTGACCGCGCGCTTATGCCAGTACGAATCCGGGTTAGAAAACTCCCGCTTCCACGACTCAGAAATAAGGACCCTGTTCGCTTCGATGATCGCATCGACGTCCTGAATGTCGTCGGTCTTGCGGTGCGGCTTGGGGAGGTACTCGGCGTTGATTCTGTAGGTGGCCATCGGGGTCTCCTCTCGCCCATAAACATACGCTCACGCCTACGCGTTGTCCAGTCGGGAGGAGTTGGGGCCGCGCACTCGGGTCAGAGCGGCGGCCCCGGCACGTTGGAGGTTGAGGCGAACTATTTGCTAGAGGTTACGCGCTTTTCAGCGTGGATACAGGACGGATCGTGTCCGGTGCACCACTTACATTCTTGGCAGCAGGACATCGTCTGTTCGTGGCACGTCGGGCATATGCCGGTTTTGTTATCCGGCATGGCTATTTCGGGACTACGGTTCCGCCAGTACCAGGGAGGCTGTGCGTGACGGAGTTGATCAGTGTCGAGAGCGTCGTAGCTATGGCGGCATACTTCGGCGGCAACAGGCCCCCGACCATAGCCACCAGACTTCCCAAGGCGCCGAGATTCGAGAGCCATGCGAGCCATTTCGGAAGAGGTTTCATACTCCGTCCTTTCGTGATCGCCGCAACAATGCGGCGTCGGATGTACCACAAAGCCAGCCGCTCTTTTACGTTCAACGTCCAACCATTGCCCGGTCTAGTTCGCTCCGAGTGACAAACTGTTTCGAGTCGTCGTATTGCTCAACATGCTGCTGAATGATGGTGTGCAGGTGGTCGTTGTCTTCGCTCTGGATGGTCTTGATCTCTTGCACTTCGAGTCTCAGAGACAACCATGCCGCGAATGCCGCAACAACGAATCCAGCGACGGGGGCGATGACGTCCATCCCGAAGTACATCTCCCGCACGTCGCCCTTCCCGTTCGGCTGCGTGATCGTTCGGACCCTCATGGCGTGACCACCTTTCATCCCCCAAGGAACGCCGCGAGCTTCGCGTCGAAGTCGGAAGGGCCGGGAACGGTAGCGACCATTCCCTCAGCCTCCCAGTCGTTGTCCACGTCGTAGAAGTTGAGGTTGTCGATCTTGCCGCAGAGCCGTGCGCCTTTCGTCCACTTGGGCGGCGGGATGCTGTCGTCGTAGTAGCTGTCGGCACCCGGCATCGGGTTCGGCTCCTCCGAGTGGATCACGTCGTAGGCCACCCCGAGCGACCCGAGCCAGGAGGAATCAGACAAGGTGGGCCACAGGATCAGTTGCGGATCACCCGGAGCGGCAAGGGAACTGTACTGCCATTTCTTCGTCGCCACGCTCGAGACGTCTTTCCCCCACCATCCGGGCCTCTTGACCCGATTCATTAGGGAATGAGCCACAGCAACCTGAGCCGCATGGGAAGCCCCCCTGGCTTCTCGCCACACGACGAGAGCGAGGTAGAACACGTCGCAGACCATCCGAGCAGCCGAAGGGGTCATGGGGCCGCTCATCGCGTCACCACCGGGTCTCCGATGTAGCAGGAGACCTCACGGTCATTTGAGAAGCAAGCGTAGGGGCTACCAACGTAGGTGACTCCGTTACTGGGAGTCGGACTGCACCCGTTGATATTGCACGCGACAACGGTGTATCGGTACGACGTCCCCTCGTGCGGGAACGGGACGTCCTTCGCCACGCACCACAGTTCGGGGAGGTCGATCGTTCCGTCCTCGTCGGTCACGCGCTCGCCCACGATGCCCACCTGAACTTCATTCCCGGTAGAAAGCGTCGTCCGCATGATGCGGTACTCCGTCGCCCCCGCTGTCGCTTCCCACGCCAGACACTCCGAGCACCGGCACTCCTCGGTCTCAATGAGACAGGACGGCCCGTCCATGTCGAACATCGGTGGCAACAGACACACGCCGGCTAGAAGCACCGATCCGATCATCACGTCTAAGCCGGAGTATCGGGGAACTTCGCGTTGATGTACGCCGTGAACTTTTGAATCGCTTCAGTCCTTGTCGAGCACATCCGATTGCGAACGAAGTCCGGCGGTAGGACCCCACCCGTGAGCAGAGGAGCCAAGGGGCCTCGCGGAGGGTGCATCGTGCCCTCGGGAACGTCTGTCCAGTGGAAGAGTTCCAACTGTATTCCGTCTTCATTCTCTTGAATGATGATAACCGACTGGCTGAAGGGTGGAGCTGTCGCCATGTGACGTTTCCTTTCTGGTGTCGGGGCTTAGATTAGACCGGGACTTCCTCCCACATGAGGCGAGCCGAAACGGTGTGCGTTATTGAGGAAATCGTGTTGAACAGGCCGAGCACTCCACCAGGAGGAACGAGGAGCGATCCGTCGAACACCTGGACGCCCGCCACGGAAGGCGTTGGAGTTGCGGCGGCGACGGTCGTCGTCAAGAGGCCGCTGGCCGTGTTGAATTCTGCCGCCTCGAAGAATGTCAAATTGTTGGTCAGGCCCGTGAGGAGACTCGCGGTCGAGAGCGAAAACGCTCGGGCGAGGGAGCCTGAAGACGCCATCGACCTTCGATTGAACGGGTTGAGGCCCGCAGTCAGAGCGCCGTTGTTGACCGAGGAGGCCCAGATGAACCCGCCAAGGGCAACACTCGTCGCGGTGTTGATGAAGTCGGTGAGAGCCGCCTGGAGAATTACTAGATTGACTCCGGACGATAGCGGGTTCCAGACGCCGACGATAGGCTGGCCGCTCGATGTCAGGGCGATCGTCGCCGCTGACAAGGCGGTGGGGGCGCACCCTATCGAGAACAGCAAGCCGCGAAACGCTTGCTCGAAGTACCGACCGTGTAGCTGCTGGACGATCGCCTCTCCACTCCGTCCCCCTCGCAGCGTCGGATTTGATCCGTCCCCAACGATCTGCGGCCCTACGTCAACTTGCAATTCCATCTCAGTCTCCTTTGGTCGTCCGATTGTGATCGGGGTTGAAGTCCTTGGGTTTGTAATGCCCACCGTCGCAAGCAAGGGCAACGGTAGCCAATCGAATCGAATGAAGCTCCAAGAGCATCTCGATGAGAAGTTCTTGCGTGGTGAACCCAGTTAATTTGATGTGATCGAGGTTGCCCCCTCTTTCCACGGAACCCTTCAGTATCGCTGTGCCCTGCGCCACTACGACACCTCCACGCCAAATGCGTTGAACGCCACCAGGCCGTTCCCCGAGGAACAGCGAAGGACGTTTGTGTTTCCAATCGTGATTCCTATTGTCGCGATGAATGTATCGTTGGCTGCGATGGGGAGATCGTAGTAAATGAACTCTTTGGCCAGGTCGGCTCCGGTAGCCGAGACAGCAAGGCGAACAGTAGTTGCGCTGCCGCCAGTATTGCAGAAGACGACGGAGCTAATCGTAATCTGGAATGTGCTCCCACAGAGCGTCGTCGTGACCCCGGCGGCGGGCATCACTTGACCAAGAATCTTTAACGTGGCTGGCATTATGCCCCCATCATACAGAATACGAGTGGAACCGTTGAGCCTCCGGTTGAAAGAGGATCGTCCCCGGTATTGACGCCGGAAACACTCGCCCCTGCGGCGAAGTTAGACGCCCGAAGGCGGTTCTTGAATATGCTCTCAGCCAGTGCGTCATTGCTCGGCATGTCGTAGCTGATGTCCCCGTGCCCTGTGGTGTTGTTGGGGTAGATGCTGATGGAGGGATTGCCGATCTTGAGTCCCCAGCCGTCTACGAACTTATGCACGGAGAATTGCGTTAGACCTGCACTATCCAGCGTGCGGAATAGGGACCACCCCGTCACCGCAGCCTCAGTCGTTATCACTGTCAGAACAGCCGTATCTATGGCTGCAGTCTGACTGGAATTCAGGGTCATGCTGCCTTCTGGACTCAAAACGAAATCCATATGCAGCCCTGATAAGCTTCTCAGAAACCTCAAGTAAGGCGCAGCATGAGCGTAGATGTCTGTATCGAAGTCGATGATCAACGCTTCGTGATGCGTTACCGGCCACTCGAAATTGTGAACTCCCTGCCAGATCGGATTGTCGAATAGGCGAACGTACTGGGGATGGTCGTTGTTGGCGAGGCCCGTCAGGTTGCCGTGGTCTGTGACTATTCCAGCCGGGATGTACGCCAGCGATGCGTAGCCTACGAGCAGTTCGTGCCCTACGATCCCCAGATCCGGATGATGCACTCTCAGTTTCGCAGCACCGGCGCTAACGTAGTTCGCGGGCGTCGTTAGCGTGAACTGATATGACGTGTAGGAATACTGGATCGCCTCTCCTGGGGCCGTGCCTAGAGTGTCCCACGCCGAGGTGTTGTAGTTCCACGCCTGGAGGGAGATCGTGTGGGCCGCATCCGTCGCGATGTAGTACGTCACGTCGAAGATGGCGGTGGTGATCGCCCCAACACCGCTGAAGATGATCTCCATCGAGAGTCCAGGCGTTGTCGCGGTGTCGTCTAGGACAATCTCTCCGGCAAGGAACGGAGCGCCGCGCTGGTGCAGATCATCATGGACACCGAACCCAACGGGGGTCCCAGCCGTTACGTTGACCGAAGCACAGAAGTAATAAACCTGGGTGACAAGATCGTCGACGTATGACTTGAAGACAGCAGCGCCGGTTCCTACTTCGTCGCTCAGGGTGTTCTTCAACTGCAACGACGTTTGCGGTGCGAACTGACCGAAGCCGTTTGCGACGAGAGCGTCACCTCCGGCTGCGATCGTTTGCCAGGTCGAGTCATCGCGAAGGAACTTACCGGCGCCAGTCGTCGCCAGGGTCTTGATGTCATCCCCACCGGCGCCGAGGATGACCAGGTTGGAAGTCAGAGGCCCAGACGTATGAGTCACCGACCCAGACCCGCCGCCTCCCCCGGTGCCACCAGGAGGAAAGTCCAACCGCGTAACTGAGCCGATGGCAATCGGGTCTGGCGTATTGGTAACTGACCACTTCTCGGTCCACCGCATCGGGGTAGGCGTCTGGACATCGAAGGCCACGTTGTACCAGGTTCCGGCCGGCGTTATTTGATCGTTGGGTACGAGTAAGATGGTGACGAACCCGGCCACGTCTATGGGCGACGTAATACGGCCGGCGATGACAGCCGTCGTCGCGCCGTCCGCTGCCTGACCTCGGAATGATAGGGACGCTGTGACGGTCCCCTTCGTCACCGGCGTGGCGCCTCCAGGAAGGTAGACTGTCCCTTGAACCGTCGTTGTGTTGACAGCCACTACAGCCTCGTCACGGCCCCTAAAGCGATCGGGTCCGGGGTAGTGACCACACTCCACTTCTCCATCCACGACATCGGCGTCGGACCGACGAGCGAGAAATAGACCATGTAGTATGTCGCCGCCGGGGAGATGACGTCGTTCGGCACGAGGACGATTGAGACGTCACCGTTGGCCGCGATGGTTCCTAATATACGACCCGCGACAACCGAAGTAGAAGCGCCGTCCGTTGCACGACCGGGCTTCGATAGCGAGGCCACAAGAGAACCCTGCGCGGTGGTGTAGGCAGCCCCGGACGGCTGGTAAATCTTCCCGGCAATAGTCGTAGTCTCAACCGCCATAGTTCACCACGTCGCATACCCGGTCCTTAGAACGGGACCGTAAAGGGAGAGCGAATCGTAATAGATGAAGTGATTCTGAACCTGGATCCCGTGTATCCGGTAGTTATAGATGTCCGACGATTTGAATACGAACCCCGTCTTCACGTTAGGGCGTCTGAAAAACACGTCGATGGAAACAAAGTTTCCGGCGAATACATCCTGCTGGACGGTTTCTCCTGTACCCCACTTGTTTATCGACGAGCCGACGACGGCACGCTGCTGCGATAGTGCGAGTGGAGAAGGTCCAGACGACCCATCCGCGCTCGTATTCCATAGTTGTATCGAAAACCCTGACGGTGAGACGTCCGTTTGCCCACCCTGCGCCACGCCTCGCATCCGATACCAGGCCCCAGCGTTCAGGGTGATGGCGTTATTCTGCGAGAAAGCAAAATAGGTTGCATCGATAGCCGTCTTGGTCACCTTTGCCGAGAATGCCCCGTCGTCGACGATGGTCGCTTCCTGTACGTTGGTCCCGGAACCGTTGTTCTGCCATCCCCTAGGAGTGCTCGCGTCGGCCCAGTCTTCTAAGCCGCCATTCGCGAGCTTCTCTACACCGTTTCCAGGGTCGGTCATCATGACGGGTTTGCGTTGGATTAGGTCGACGCACCGAACAGATAGCCTGAACGTCGCACCGATGACTGTCTTCCCGGAGAGCGGTTCCGCGTTAGACACGTTCGAGAGAACGACCTCGCGCTCCACGACACCACCGTCCAGCGACAGGAATACGTTGTAGGTCATAGGGTCGAGGAGTGCGCTTTCGATCTCGGCCAGGAACGACTGATCGGCCATCGATAGGATGACGCATTCGATCTCCACTTCCGGTCGCAGCCCGAACATGACCGGACGCAACGACCGATTGATGTCCTCGCGCGTCTTCATAGCCTCGACGTACCGGAGAACGATCTTCGTATGGCTCCCAATATCGGTGAGCCGATCCGTGAGCCAATAGATAGTCTCCGGCCCGTTCTTGGGAACGACACGGAAGACGGGGTCCCACTTGTACCCACTCATGGGACTAGCTCCAGTAGCACGAGATCGTGCGTCCGCTGCTCAAGGTCGGTCGACAGCTTGTAGATAAACCACGTCTTCCCGTCCATAGTCACGCGGTCGAATGCAGCGATCGGAGTTCCGTCGTCGACAACCGTGACCGTGCGTTGCTCCCTAATCTGTTCAACGAACTCCAGAGTTGTCAGCGCGCACGCGAGCGCCATGCCGGAAGTCGTGATCAGTTTCGAGGACACGTCCAGGCGCCGCGCAGAATCCCCGGAGGCCCCCTGGATCTCCTGGATCTTCACTCCGCTCGAGTTTTCACCGGTCACAGAGACCGAACCACGATAGAGGTCTGAGATTGGCTGGCGCATACTGGACAGCGGAACCCCGAGGTCGGCCGCGACAGGCCCTGAACCTAACGCGCGGCGATTGCGCACGGTCATGACCTTCACATAGTCGATATCAACGATTGAGTTGAGGATCACTGCGATGTCACGAGCGGCCTTCCCACATGAGTTGTCCGAGAAGTTAGAGTAGGGGATCACCCCGGCGTAAAACGTGCTCAGAACAAACCATTGTCCTCCGGCGTAGCCCACAGCGAGTTCCTCACCCCCTGCAAGTGTGATAATGGTTTGGAATGAGGATACGCCGTCGTTGTCCGAGGGAACCCGGTTAGATACTACGGAAGAGATCCGGTACTCCGCGACAAAGCTCCAGCTAGTATATGCACCTCGAGCGTCGTATACGGCGAGCCATGTTTCGTTGAAGCGTTCGAAGAGGAACGTGAACCAGAGTCTGCTGAGAAATCCGCCGACCGTCCCACCCGCGCCCCATGTCTTCATCGTCCACGTTAGAATGTTGTCCGTCCGATTCGGCCACGGGAACGTTCTTATCTTTGTGGGCCCGCTCGCATCCCAGAACTCAATTTCATTGGCGTGCTTGTAAGCACTCTCGGGTTCCGCGTCAGTTGCGTTGTTCACTAGGACAAGAATGCCTCCTGAGCCGTACCGTATCCACCGCAAGTCGCCACTGTGATTGAGGTCGATGTCTGCGAACGCAACGCCACCGACATCGTAGTACCTAAACTTTCTCGTGGCGTCGAGAACGATGTTGTAGTAGGACAGGAATACGCGATTATTGGGCGGGGCAAATTCAACGCGAGCGTTGACGAGAGTGGGAGGGCGGCCAGAGAGGAACCCTGACCACGGACCGAGGTTGATATCCGCTCCGCTGTTCTGGCGACGGTGAAGTTCGAACTGCCCAACCCCCAAGAAATTGTAATAGACCCAACCCGTTGTGTGGTCCGGGGCCTTCGATCCGCTATCGTTGCCAGCACCAACGAGAGCCTGGATCGTCCCTGGCTCCGTTGTCATGTAGGGCGTCCAATCAAGCTGAGGAGTATTCGAAGCGACACCATCAACCCAACCGGAGGTGGGACTGGTAGCGATCTTGCGGTTGGTCCCATGAGTCGACGGGAAGGTCGCGCACTCAGCCCCGGACACGATCGTTAGGCTTAGGGGTACACCGGAGAGATTAAGACCGAAGATGCTTTGGGGAGTAGAAATCGGGAAGCTCGCCATGGCGGTCCCCGTGACAAGATCGTTGAATCCGAAAGCAGACTCGTCTGCTATTTTCTGCAGCATAACCTTCGGTGTCTTGTCGTGGAAGCCCTTTGTCCGCACCGTGACGAATGCGTCGACATACGTCTTCGACGCCGACTCTAAAGTAGCAACCTGCGTCGTGGAGATGATGCGGTCGATAGTGAACGTTTCGATCCTCGTTGCATCATTCAGCTCAACGATGTCTCCCACTTCTAGGTCCGCGGTCTCGCCGGCTATGAACACGAGCGTCGACGTCCCTGATGTGATACTCGCTGTCTTGTTCTTAAGCTGCCGTATAAGACCAGACGATGCCTTCGCCGTGCCGTCCGCGGGTGTGCGCTCAAGACCTTTTGTATAGCTGTAGGCAAGAACGTGAACGGTCTTGTTCATATCGTCGTAGGTCAGCGAGGTTGTGTGGTCGATAACCCCGCCGAACATACGATCCCAAACCCCAGGCTTCCCGATATGCTCACGGTCAAGCGTTACATCGTAGAGGTCGCTTGGCTTGGCTCCCTGGAAGAAACTCTCCACAGTCCCGTCGGAGTTGTCAAGCGACAAGGCTAGGTCGCTGTGCGTCAGAATGGCGAGATCCGATTCCGGAGACGAGTTCACAGATCCTAGGCCGTCGAAGTCGAGGTAAGACGAAGCATCGAAGACGACCCCGGCGGGGGATGTGAGCACGAGACGGAACGCGGTGAAGCTCATTCGGCTTCCCGTCTGAGCTCAGCCGCTCGCTCGAGCAACGCAATCTCAGCCTGACGAGCAAACGGCTTATACACCGCAGCCACCGTGCTCGAGGTGTCTGGGTCGTAGGGCATCGAAGCGACAGCACTATTGACCGCCAAGGCGATTGCGATGAACGATAGTTCGGTCATCTCTCCACGAGATGCGGATACCATGGCATCTTGCAGCACCGCGACTGCCGCAGCCCTACCTTTGCGCCCGTTCACCGGAGATTCCCCTGGTTGTTGTTTGTAACGCGCTCGATCTCGCGAGAGAGTTTAACCATCGACTGCCGATCCCCGAACGCGGTACCGATATTGATGACCGTTGCTGGTTGCTGAACCGTAGACGACTGGAATCCTGACGCTGTCTGGGATGACACTCGAGACTGTTGTCCGGGGTTTACCGCGGACTGCGTTGGGGCCGTGGCTATTCCGCCACCGCTAGGAGCACCACCGCCCCCTCCAAGAGTAGCCGCGCGGATTGCCGAGATCTGCGCCAATCCAGAGGCCGCGACGACAATAGTGCCCGCTATTTTTTCGTAAAGAGAGAGAGTGGCATCCGTCCATACCGACGTGATACCTAATGCGGTGTTCACTATAGCCATAGCAATCGCGAAGCCCTTGTGTTTAGCGAACAACCCACCCAGCGCGCCTGCTATAGCCGCAGACGACTGAAGAGCTGACTGAGTCTTTTTCTTTTCAGTATCCGCGTCCCATCTTAGCGAGTCCGAGGCGATCTCATTGCGCAGTTCTGCGGCTTCCCTAGTTGTCTGGGTAAGGACGTCCTGGTGCTCCTTAGTGAACTTCTCTACTTCTTCGAACCCAGCCCTAGGATCGAACTCGGCTGCTGTCTCGCGTGCGTCCTTAGCCGTTGCTGTCTCGCCCTTGGATGCAACGATCTTACCGCGCTCGCGTGCGAAGAACTCCGCGATGGCTAGTGTATCCGCTCCGATCTTCTTGGCGCTCTCTATGGATGCTGCTTCGACACGAGCAAGGAGTTGCAACTCGAGGGCTACCCGCTCGTCCGAGCCTTCCTCGTAGAACTCGGCGCGAGATTTTAGAAGATCCTGCTGAGACTTCTCGTTGAGTTCCGAAACCTTGGCTGCCTTATCCTCTTCGGCTTTGGCGGCTGTCTTCACGGATTCTGCGTTTTTCTGCTTGTCGATATTCGCCTGACGGTCTGCCGCCTGCTTATCCAGCTCTGTTCTAGCAACGTTCTTGTTCCGGTACGCTTCGATAGCGTCACGCATGACCTGATCTAAAGCGTCCTTCTCCCCAGACGCGATCTTCTCCTGGTCTTTCTTGCTGAAGAAAAGGAAACTCCCACCGAGTTCAGTTCCAGCGAGTTGGATCGTACTCACAATCTTATCCAACCCTGAACCGATCGAATCCTTGAATGAATCCCACGCTATGCGCGCAGCGTTGATACTGGATTGAGCGTCGTCAAACGATGCTGGAAGAAGGGCAAGCTGGCCGCGGAGAAGCTTCAATCCCTCCGAAAGGCTGAGTGTTGCTTCATCCCCTCCCTTGATGTCGATGCCGAACTGAACGAGACCCCTTGCCTGTCCCGACTGGAAAAATCTCGAGATCGCTTCGACGTTTGATCCGACGTCTCCGATACCGGCCGCCGCGAACTTCGCGGCCATTCCTACCACCTCTTGGGCCGCGCTGTAGTCCTTGAAGGCCAGGAGAGCACGTTGCATCGCCGGAACGAGGTCATCGTCGAGGATGCCTGATGTGTTCGAGAGCTGCGAAATGAAATCTCGGAACCCAGCACCTTGGGCGGCCTGCCCCAGAAGTCGGATCTGGTTCTCCGTGGCGAGTGCCTGACGTTCCGTGCGAGCAAAACCTAGATACGAGTCTTTCAGGAAGTTGACGACTACGCCTGCCGCGAAGTACCCGGCAACGGTCTTCCCCAAGCTGATGAACGAAGACTCTAAGGTCCCGATGCCCTTCGCTGCTTGCGTTGCTCCGGTGCCTAGGTTCCCGGTCGCCTTCTCTACTTCCTTGGCCTGTGCGATGATCTTCGTCATCGAGGCGACGGCCTGCTGCCCGCCTTCGCCCTTCAGGTGAAGCTCTATGAGCCCTTGGATGAGAATCGAACGGTCAGCCATTTGTCCCGCCAAACGGCAACCCTGGAATGTGCGTCGGCGGGATCGACCCTACAAGGTCGATACCTGAAGACCTCCTTGACGGTGGCCTGGAGAATGCGTTGACCACGTCAAGGAACAACCCGAGAGGCCAATCCATTACGACCATCGGGTCAATATGGAACCGCTCCGCGCAGCCCAAGACGAGAAGAACCCCGGATTCTATATCTTCAGTGTCTTCGCCACCCTCACCCGGAACCCCAAGTAACCCGTCGATGCGAGCAGCTAAAGGAGCCACGAAGAGTGCCACTGCATGAACCGCGTCGGCGTTTTCCCAGCCGGGACGATCCAGAACGTACTTCAGCCTTCCGTCATCGGGAGACACGAGGAACGGCGCGACAGCCACCTCCAGCAATAAACCGCCTGGGATCTGCCGCGCAGCCTCGCGGATGATACCGATCTCCGTGCCGAAGACCTCGAGCGCTCGAAAGAACTGGCGGACGGTCGGCGCCCCCACATCGACGCCGGAGACCGTCCGTGTTTTCTTTCCGAGTAAATCCGAGAGAGGCACGTCAGACCCCTTACGCTACGGCACGGAATCCGTAGAATCCGCTCGTCGTGAACGTCGTGACCGAGTCGTCTCGTGTGATCTTGAACGTCAGCCCGAGAGCCTGGACGCCCTTCTTGGCGTAACTCACAGGCTCCACTGTCCCCACCTGGCACCTCCAGAACCTGTAGGTGTCGATCTTGGTCGTGCCGTAACCTGGACCGACAAGCTTCAACTGGTAGTAGATCTCCTGCGGGTCGACGATGGCGAGATTCGCTGTCGCGGTCCCGGTCTCGACGAGGTACGCCGCGGGCTCACGAAGTGCGATAAGCATCGCCTGTGTGTCGTTCTGTGCGAGGCTGCACTTGATCGTGTAATTGGCAAGTACAGGAACGCTCTTGACTCGTCCGATCGACTGCTCAGTCTCCACGTCGAAGTCCTCGAACGACACCCCGAACTCCGTCGGGGTCAGCGTGTGACCGAACGAGGTCCCCGTAAACGTCCCTGCGGCTGCGGCATATGGAGCGATAGACAACGTCGCGCCGCCCGCGAGGATCTGAAACGTTTGAAGGCCATTGATAGGCATCGTTATCCCCTTCTACGGCTGACGCCGCGTTGTGATGCGGCTCCCGCCGCTTGTTCGTGACAGTTGAACATCTACACAGCCCCCAAATCCGACGGGCCAGCCACCTGAGTGAACTCCAAAGTGAAAACGACCTCCGAGATGCCGTCGTCGATGACTCCTGCTGAAGTCTGCACGCGGATGATGGAACAATCGAGCACCTCGCGGCCGAGGTGCTGATCCACCGTGAATGCTCGGATCAGATCGTCCCTGAAACGCCCCGCTTGCCGGCCGCCGTCACAGAAAAGCGGGTCGCTCTCCGGGTTGTCTTGAAAAAACGCGGAGCCGACGAGGCGCCAAGACCCCGTAAAGCACAGACCCTCGTATCCGATCTCTTCGCCCTCGTCCTCCAGTGGTAGACAAACGAACGGCATCTTGACTTCCGGCTTCTGGAGTGGGGTAAACAACCTGTCATACACTCGATTCTCGAGATCAGTGTTGTAGTTCCCGGACGAACCATTGATCCCCCGTAGAACGGCCATAGCAGCGTCGACGGCCGCCAACTTCTTCCCAGGCATCTCAGGCTCCCAACTGGCTGGTAGACGGGGTCCTGCCTGTTTTTACGGCTATCTGTAATGCGCGCAGGATGCGATCTTCCGTTGGTACCTTCGACTCGATGACCGTGTCCCGAATGAAATGCTTGGCAACGATATTCACTTGCCGGCCGTGAGCTCGAACGTTCGATGTCAACACGTGCCCGGCGCGTGCCGCGGCCTTGTAAGCTCGAGCCGATGATTTGCTGACACGACCCGTCTTGGTATTCCTCTCAAGAGCGACGTTCCGCCTCGCGTGGGCCCGAACGTGTTGCGTACCTTGGAATCCCAACTCATGTGCCGCGACGTAGTCAATCGGGGATCCGATGAGCGAAAATACGTGGTCCGCGTCGAACCCTGCCTGGTCGACCATCGATCTGCGTGCCGTCCCGGTGTCCACCCCGAGATTGGTGGCGGTGCTACCTCTCCTGCCGTTGCTCATACGCTTTGATACGACGTCGCTCAGCATCTTCTTCGCCGAGACGAGCATCGCGGTGTAAACCGTCGGCGCGAGCAGCGGACCCAACGACCGGAAACGATCCAGCATCCCGGTCAGGTCGAGTGTTACCGTTTCCGTCTGCGCCATTAGACACCCCGCAAACTGTCGAGGGTCGACCTTGATCCGGGGGATAGATCGTTCTCAATGGATATGGAGCTACCACCCTTCGAGATGCTCTGCTTCCCAACCCACGCGTGGGAGTTGAACATCAACCAGGCGACCTCCATAATAAGGCGTCTAATTTCTGGTGTGGCGACGAGGACCCCAGTATCGAGATGCCAACCTACCTTGCACGTCACGGAAACGTTCTGGGGCCCAGAAGTCAGCCATCCTCCCCTCTTATGAAGGCAGACGCGCCTCGATGTGTTTACATTACTGAGGACAACATCGGCCGTAATGGAATACCCGACGGATAGTGTTAGTGTTGTCCCTTCCGCTGCCACGACCATCAAATCAGAACCGGAGTGCCACACGGGCCGGAGGTCGGCCGGCAACCAGAGTGCAGTCGACCCACCCCCAGCATCCGATCCGTCGAGATAGGTGGTGACCGCAGACGATTCTTTTTCTAAACTGCGCAGCCCCGCGTCCTGTGCGATCCACGCCTGTGCAAAGGCAATGGTCGCTGTCAGTTCGGCTTGCTTAGACGGGTCGATGTCCTTACCGATCCACGAGCCGATGTCCGAAGGCCCCGCGAGCGCCATGGCTACTTGGCTACCAACGACGCCGACAGCGTGATCGTCGGAGTCGTTCCCGAGATGACCCAGTTGAGTCTGACCGTGTCGCTGGGGATCTGGCGATAGAGGGCGTAATGCTTTTGCGCCACCGATATCACCAGTGTGTCAATGATGTTGCGGCGGGCTGTTGCAGACATCGTTCCGGTCGCCGCCGTGGTTGCGGAGATAAGCGCGAGATCGTTTGGCACGTCGTACCAGGTGGTACCACCATCGTCGCTTGCCTGTAGCCATGCGGTGAACGTCGGCGTTGTTCCAGAGAATGCCGTGATGTCGACCCCGATCATCGCCATGGACAAGGTCGGGACCGAGAACGCTGCACTATTCCCTGTTGCCGATTGCGTAGCCGACGCCAACATCTCGATGCGTGTTGCACTCATGATGCCTTCTCCTCAGCAACGGTCTCGTGACCCCTCGCGGATTGGTAATGCAACGGGTCGATGATCGGCTCTCCAAGAGAGGGGATGAGTTCACCGAGCCCGTACTTCGTCTGATATTGGACCTGTGGAGCGTCACAGATCATCTTGTTCCTACACGTGGAACATGTAGGATTCGAACGCCCCTTCATCCACGTCAACGCGGAATTGCGCTCTGCGGCTTCCCACCCGCCCTGGTGGTTGATCTGCTCCATCGGAGTTCTACCTGTCACATTCAATCGCCATTCCCAGGGATCGTAAGGGACCTGGTGATAGCCGCTGACGTTTGCCGCGAATCCGTGCTTCTCAGCGATGCACATCGGAAAGTACCGGACGTTCACTTCCCAACCTACAGTCTCGAGTTCCTCCACGGCCCTGGCAACGTAGGGAGCCGAGTCAGTGTACTTAGACTGGAAGTCGATCTCCGTCAATCCGGTCTTCTCGTGCCATGCGTGGAACGGGTTGAACGCGATCATGTTGTAGACCGTGGGAGGACGGTCCTTCAGGATATTGACGGGGAGGTCGCGGTAGTTCGTATCCACGATGGTCGAGTTGAATCGAACTGGCTTCTTGACGAGATCGAGGCCGGCGATGAGGCGATGGAACGACCCTTCGCTGCCGAGGATCTTGTCGTGGGATTCGGGAGACCCCCCGTGGAGCGAGATGAGCCAATCCTCGAGGCCCGCCTCCTCGATCTCCTGGTACAGCGGGCGCTTGTAGCCGAGCTTCCAATCTTCGCGGTTGTTCTGCCCGTGCGAGATGATCGTGGGCTTGAGGCCGATACTGGCGCAATGCCGGACTAGATCAACGATGGTGCCCTTCGGCGTCTTGTAGATCGTCGCCTCTCCCCCGGTGATGTCGCAGGCGTCGAGGTCGTAGTAGTGGCGGAAGAGATTCGCGTGCTGTAGCAGCGTCTCGAACGAGAAGAAAACAAGATTCTTTGAATAGGCGTAATAACAGAACTCACACGCCTTGTCGCACGGCCCGCCATCTTCACCGAGGAACAGCCAACCCCGAGAGATGATCCCGCCTCGTGGTTTGTAGAGCGGCTTCATGCTTTCACCATACAGAACGTGAGAAGGCCCACGGTCGGATACTCAATTCGGTCTTTCCAGTCGAAACTGTCGACTGCGGCCCTAACGTCGGATTGACACATATCGTGGAAGGCGACCTGCCCCTCCGGACTCAGCATCAGGAGAGCCGATTCGATGTCCTTGCAAACGCTTGCAAAATCGTGGAGACCATCGATGAAGATCCTGCCGAACGTCCCAGGAACGTCTTCGACCGATGCCCACTGTCTTACGTTCTGCGGCATCGTCAGCGCAGACCGAACCCACTCGGACGGGTCGATCGTGTGGACGAAATCCGCATGGTGTGCCAAGGCCACAGTGGAAACCCCGAGCCCTGTACCGATCTCCATAACACGGTGCCCACTAGCCCACTCAGACAATAGGACACCCTCCTGGAGAGTCACGGACGACCTGTCCTGCCTGCCGGGGTCATCCGGCGATTGGTACTGACAATCCTGTTCGTTGGAAGGATGAGGCTGGATTGTCACGCCTAGCCCGAGGATGGCATCGACCAACTGCTGCGCGGTCATGCTTTCACCGCCACTAGGAACCCGCGTTCCTTGTGAAGTCCTAGGCACAGCCAGCCGTCTGCGGCCATGACTTCGCGCAGTTCGTTTACGGCGAGAGGATCATAGTCAAGATCGTGTGCGACCAAGACCGACCCGCTCCCCATGAGATGTTTGATCTTCTCGAACGCCGGGATGTATAGTGACTTCGGATCGATGTCGAGGAATGCGAAGTCGATTGGGTCTTCCTTGACTTCTGAAAAGAAATCGCCGTTGACAACCGACCACGATCCTTCAGGCCAAACTGCTTTCAGTTTCGATGTTGTCTCGAAAGCTCGAATGACGTCGAGTTCAAACGCGATGAACGAACCAACCCCGTTTTCACTCATGGCGTTTCCGATATAGGCCGACGTAAATCCGTTGCACGATCCGATTTCGATTGCTCGAGTTGGACGAAATAGGTTGACGAGCCCTCCGACGAAGGCGGCACCGTTCCAAGTTGTATCGACGATCATGCACCCAGCCGGGGCGGCTCGACGGATGCTAGAGAATACGGCCTCGCTCATTGCCGCCCCTCCCGGAACTTCACAGCCTGAACTAGCGACTTGGTCGGGAGTAACCCTAGATCCCACAGGTGGCCTGGTCCCCACTTCTGCATGAACTTCAGCCCGTTGGACTGGAGTAGGTTCGCCAGGTTGGCCGCGAAAGTGGAGTGGCCTCGGTGGTGGATATACACCGATCTAGCGACGCGGACCTCCCAGCCGGCTAGACGAAGTTGCACCGAATAGTCGGTGTCCTCGAAGTTCCCTGGGTTGTACTGTTCATCCCAGAATCCGACGCGCGCGACAGCGTCTCGGCGCAGCAGCACAGCGAATGAAACAAAGTCAGCGACCTCCGGGTTGGACCTTTGCCCTCCGGACTTAGTCTTGTCGTCGGACCAGTCGGCCGTGTACGTCTGAGGAACGGCGAGAGCGTGCTGCGGACCCTTCGAGAAGTTTGTGGTGGCTCCAACCGCGCCAGTCTTAGGGTTCTCCTCGAGCTCAGCAACGAACCGTTCCAGCCACTCCGAATCCCCAGATGGAACCTCAGTGTCGTTGTCCATGACGAGGATGTAGGGAGCGTCGGCCTGTTGGAGAGCAATCCCTAGACCGAGGTTCGTCGCAGTGACCGCTCCTCTGCTCACCTCAGAGCGCACCGCGTAATCGCACGGGAACGAGTACCGGGGCTCACTGCCGTCGTCCACAACGATCAACCGGTAGGTTCCGATCTCGGTATTCTCCAAGATCGACGCGATGCACCTCGCCGTCAACTCGTGCCCGTTCTTTCCGCGGATGATTATCGAGACCATCATTTGCACACCGCGTTCTCTGCATGAACCATCTTGTCAACGGGTGGCCTCTTCGAAGACTTGATCGACGAAGCTAGGTCCACCTGGATCGTTCGCCCGTCCTCGAGCGTGATCCCAGCCACCGCACGCTTGAGTGTTTCCTGCGCGAGGAATCCAGCTTGGTCGATGTCTATCGACTTCCAATGCCCACATACCGCATTCATGTCGACGGATATCTTGTAACCGAGAGCCTTCGCTCGCTCGCAGAAGTCAATGTCCTCACCCATGATCCCCATCCCATTCGGTGCCCTCGGGTATTGGAAAATGTTGGGAGCGAACTCTCGGCCACTGACCATTTCATTGCCATCCACGGTATTGCCGTCAGCCGTCACGTACACGTTGTCAGACCACATGCGCCTGTCCTCGATGACGCGACGAGAGATCACCGTGCAGGCCGTCCCTACGGCGTCGCACTCCTGCACAGCATGATCTCCAATCTCAGGTGCCAACGGACGATAGAACCCGGTTTCGAGGCGCCTCATTGCGCATAGTCCTAACCCTACTGTCGTGCGCTTCTCTGGATTGGGGTGATCGAATTTGTACATCCGCGCGGAGATGATGTCCGAGTCCGAATAAATCAACCTCACCACGGACGACTCTGGCAGCATGTCCTCGTCGATGAACAACAACTTATCGCAGTCTGATTTCAGGAATGCACCGCACAGGATGTTCCTCGCGAACTCCACAGGAGAACGTCCAACCTCTATACAGAACTCCATGCCGAAGGCGGCATCGTCGTCGAACGACGTCACACGCATAGCGTCGAGGAGCGCAACGATCTGGACAGTGATTCGATTGGTCATCGTCGGAATGGCGACCATGACCCTCATCGGAGTTTTCATTCGGACACGTTCTCCTATGTGGGGCCGGAGCTTTCGCCCCGGCCCCGAGTTGTTACGCTGTGGCTATTCCGAGATTCCGAACCCATGCCGTCGGAACTCCGACGACATAACCGAACCTGCCGACCATGCGGGCATCCGCCTGGTACTTCGCCCAGTTAACCTGGTCGGTGACGTCCCACCGCATGCCCTGCCGGGTGCCGAACAGAAGCGACGACATCGGACCGTAGTACAGCCCGCCGACGCTGTTGGTCCCAGCACCGAGTGTCACCTTGGGGAGCCGCGCACTAACGATGATCGGCCGCCCGAAGAGAGTCTGATTCGGCTGACCCTCAACAGTCCCGAGACGAACCACCGGCTGACCGTTGGTGTCGATCAGGCCGATGATCTTGGCGTAGACCGCAGGCCCGCAAACGAACGTCCCGCCGCCGATCGACGACTGCTCGGAAGCCGACGTGTAGATACGAACGAGAGATGCGGCCGTTGCGACAACGCTCGCATAGGTGAGCGTCTGACCTAACGTTCCGTTTGTGGTAACGACGGCGTCATTCACACTCGTCGCTCCGGAGACGCCAGTAAATGGAGCGCCGCTTCCTTCCATCGCCTGAAGGTCTAGCTCGCCGCCCATCTTCTCAGCGAAGCAGCTCTGCAAGAAGGGAACGATGGCAACGTTGGCGTCATCCAGAAGCTCTAGCGAGAACGTCGCACGTCCGATCAGCTTGCGGGCGTTCAGCGTCTTGACGCCAAATACCGGCTCTCCGGCCGTGAGGACGGTTCCGTCCGTGTTCGACCAGTTGATCGTAACCGCCGTCGCTTCATCAGGGAACGACAGAGTGTCCGATGTCATCGTGATCTGTCGGGCCTTGTTGTAGACGAGAGAAGCATCTCGGATGATTTTGAGGACCTCGTTGCCTACGATGTTCGGGACGGCGTATCCGCCGCTCGTGTCGACCAAACCGCCCATGTCGGCCTTCTCGATGGCCTCCAGCCGGTCATTCAGTTTCGTGAACTCGGCCATGTTCTTCTCACGGTCCTTGTCGAACGCTCGAGTCTGGAGGCGGGTCGAAAGCTGGAACCATGCATGGGACGCCGCGAGACCTCGGGCGTCCGAGAAGAACCCCTTGGTGCCCACGGTTTCGCGCTCGTACCTGCTGACGCGATCCGAAAACCGAGCAGGAAGAGCCTCCTTCACCGCCGAGAACGTGTCCTGATCGACGTTCACCCTCCCGAAGACGCTGGTGCGCTTGGAGAGCGTGTCGATGCGGTCGATCATGTCCCCGATACCACGCTCGATCTGTTCCTTGACCGCCCCGATGCTCGCGGCTGTCTCGGTCTTGATCTCGGTGATTGCAGCCTTTGTGCTAACTTCCGTTTCCGTCGCGCGCTTGGCGACCTTTTTCAGACCCTCGAGCAGTGGTGCGATGACTAGAGAGTCATCCACGTCACTGTCGATCTCTTTTTCGATTTCTTTGCTCATCAGTTACCCCCGGAGCTCACGCTCCAAGTCGTTCATGCCTTCGTGAATGGCGAATATGGTCTCAGCGCGCAAAAGTGCGCGCCGGATTTGTAGGCTGCTCGCCGGGTTGAGTGGACGCGCTTCGGCCTTCGGTTGTGCCTGATCCCCGCAGGGACGCTCGATGGCGGGCTGCCCCGAATCCTCGACGCGGAAAAAGGTTTTGACGTTTTCAGCGGCCACTAGGCCGCGCGTGACCGCCTGCTGTACGGCGTCGGCGTTCATCGGAATGGCCACCTGGGAGTATTCCAGCATCTCCCACTTCGTGAAATGGAATCCCTTGGTGAAACCCTTCTCGTCCTTCATGGCCTTAAACGAGATCGGCCGGAAGCCGATAGACCACGCGCCGAGTCCTTCGGCGGCGAGGTTGAATGCATCGCGACCGAGCGGCGTGTCCCGGTACTTCGTCCGGGCGAAGATGCCCTTCTCGTCCACCGTGAGGTTGACGGCCCGCCCAATGATCCTGTCGATGCTGTACGAGTGATCCGCCATGACCACGGGGTGCCGAAGGTAGTTCGCCAGATCGGCTCCGCTGGCCTCGACGACGTCGCCAACTCGATCCGGGTTCGTCGTCGTGATCAGGTGCGCGACCTCGCGCGTGTCCTTGTTTACGGCCTTGATGGTCGTCGCGCATAGAGCGCGGGCGTAGCTCGGGACAAGATCGCACTCGGGATCTTGGTCGATGATTTCAGGCTGCATCGGGTTCTCCCACCACCGGCACGACGGTGCAACGGCAGTTGATGATCTCTTCTGGCAATCCCTCTGGGTCGTTGGGATATCTGCATCCGTTCTTGAACGTCCCATCGATCGACTCGATGTCCCCATCCTGATTTGCGTGGGATTCTCGAACGTGCTCGTCGTGCGCCGTGAGCCACTGCTGCTTCGAGATCCCTGCCTGCCGCATCCCCTCGACTCGACCCGACGAGAATGCGCTGCCAGTTTCGGTGCGCGCAATCGTAGCAGCCCTGGTCCTCGACGCTTCCATGACCTGACTCACGCGTTTCGCCAACTGGGGGATGCCCTCACCGGCCTTGAGCCCCTCGACGAGCGACTCCCGCAACTGTCGTTCGATCGTGTCGTCGATGCGCGTAATCTTCCTCGTGAGCTGAGCGAGCCTCGCGCTGACGTTCGGAGCCAAACGGTCGAACGCCGCATCGGACCCGATCTCGGAGAGCACCGCCGACCCGCCACGGTCCATCGCCGCCGTATAGAGCGGGAGCGACAGGCGAATCAACTTCCCTTTGGCGAACTGCATATCGAACAGCGAAGACGTCTCGGCCTTCTCGACGCCTTGCGTGAGGTTCCACCCCTTCAGGCTGTTCATATTCGCGAGTACTTCGGCCTCTATCTCGCGGAAGTGCTTCCGCAGTCGGCTCTCGAACCTGGATTCGATGTCTCGCGTTAACGCGATGATCGCGCGCCAGACGTTCGCGCGGCGGCTTTTGAAGGCGAACTGGCTACCGACCCATGACTTTGCTGGAGGCATGGGCATCGGGTCGCCGTTCTCGTCTATCTGATCCTGCCCCTGCCCTCGATCCGCGGAGGGCGCAGCAGGCGCAACGGGCGTGTGGGCTTCTTCAACCATCGTCACCGGGAGGAATGAGATAGGCAGATAACCCACGTCGGGGTCCTCAAGATCGTCGACCGAGATCCCTAACTCGAGGCGCTCATTGAGTTGGCGCTTCGTGAACCCAAGAGAAAATAGAGCCGTCGCAATCGTCGCCTTCTGGGATAAGTCTTCAATCAGAGCCTTCACGCTCTCGAAGTCAGGCCACACTTCAAGTCCAGTGATACCGATCTTCGGAAAGAAGTCATACGTGATGACCCCTTGGAAGTAGCGGAGCATCCTAGTGATGGTCCCATTCCAGTAGGTAGCCCGTTGCTCACGGGCGTTCGCATAGTTCGCCTTGTCGAGCACGCCGGCTATGAACGGGGGGACACCGAACACCGCGAGGATCTGCTCACGAGAGAACTCCCGCTGATTGCTGAACTCCATATCCTTCGGTGATCCGCCCGCCTCGATCCAATCCCATCCAGGCGGCATGATCCCTACCCCTCGCTTCCTGGAGTGGCGGGAGTTCCACTGTTTCAAATAGTCGTCCCTGTCGGCGGACGGGATGATGGCGCCCAGCGCGGGCTTTAAGAGGCCCGTGGGGATTCCGTTCTGCTCCCCGAAGAATGCCTTGTTCCATGAAGCAGCATTCCAATCAAGGTTCAGCTCGAGTGACAATGATTCGAGTTGCGA